GCGGCTTTCTCCTGTTGAGCTTCAGCGACCATTCCATCGACGATGAGGACGGCGCTCTTGTTGTCGGACTGGACGGTCTCCATCCAGATTTGCTGGTCGTTCTCCTCGGCGAACTTGGCGAGGATTTCCCGGGCATCGCGGTCGAGCAGGGAGCCGTCACGCACCCGAATGACCCGAAGTTTCGGGTTCATAGCAGCGGCAATGGCGATAGAGGCGCGAAGCTTCTCGGCGTCGCTGCCCTGGTCGAAAGGCACGCCGTTCAGCAGGATCTCGCCGTCACCGAACTCCAGCCCGGCGACAGGCATCTTCGCCGACGCTATGGCCGCCGTCTTGTCCTGGTTCCGCTTGGCGATGCTGGCGGTAAGTTGCTTCGATTGCTCTTCGAGCTTCGCGGCCTCGGCCTCGATCGCTTTCCGACGCTGTGCCTTGTCGACGATTTCATTCGCCTGTCGGGCGTCGTCGAGCTTGCTGCGTATTTCCGCCACGTCGACCGGCGCCGGCAGTTCAGGGGCATCGTCTAGCCGCTTCTTAAGTGCAGCGGCCTGAGCCCGGCACTCCGCTGAGGCCTGCCGATCCTCGCCGCTCTTCCTGTCAGCGAATGCCACTGTCTCTTGCTTGATGGCGGTGGCGCGATCCTGAAGGCGCTTAATCTCCCGGTCAATCTCGGCGACCTCCCTGTCTCGGCGCGCCTCAGCGTCAGCAATCGCCGCGCCAGTCCCGGACTCTATGGTGGCGGCCTGTTCCAGCAGTCGCTCGATATCTTCAGCCGCCTTGGTCCTCGCCGCCTTGCGCCGCTCAATGTCCGTGTTGACGTCGCCGGCCCTCTGCATCTCGTCGACAAGGGCGTTCTCGTCGACGCGCTCGGGCGGCACCTGCAGCGGAAGGACAATGCCACTGGCTTGAGCTCGAAGTTCCTTGGCACGACGGTTGACGTCGGTGCGGGCATCGAAGTCTGCCTTATTGGCTTTCTCGATGGCATCAAAATCGACGCCCGGCACAAAGCCCTTGAGCGTTTCGAATTGTTTCTTCGGCTCCATGCGCGAAAATGCTAGCGGGTCAAAGGTCAGTTCGCCGAGAAGATTGTCGAGGACGCCCTGCGGGCTGGGGAAGCGGGCGCCATTGCCCTGCTCGACGCGGATCGAAGTGGTGTAGCCGCCGCCTTCTTTTGCCGTGAAAGTACGGGTAACCCGCAGTTCGCCGAGATCGAGGCTGATCTTGCCTTCCTTCTCGCCCTTGCGGATCGGCGCCGTCTGAATGTTTTCTTTGCCCTCCAGTGCCCACCAGATGGAGTCGAGCACGCTTGTCTTTCCGGCGCCATTCTTCCCGGTAATCTCGACCATGTTCCCGTCGGGCTTGATGCTCACCGCCACAAGGCGCTTTATGTTCTCGGCACGCAACTCGACGATCTTCATAGTGTGATCTCCGTGACAGGTTGACGGACGGTGGTGGGGGCAGTAGCGCCAGAGACGCGAACGTCAGAAATCTCTCGCTGCATCCATTTGGACTCGACCCAAGGCGGCATGAGCGCGTAGTGAACATCTCGCGAATAGCCCGGCCATTGGCCCAACCGGATGCAGTCCTTCCAAGTGTCGATCGCGAAGGTCATCTGCTTCCGGGCGATCGTCATCCCGGCTTCGTCTGGGCTGAGCAGCGAGCACTCGAACGGTGGATCGGTCTCCTGGAAGAAAAAGAAGGCACGACGGCGCCCCTCATTCTCGGGATCGAGCACATTCAGGCCGCGCTCATAGAAAGCCGCCTTGAAGTGATAGTTCAGATCGTAGAGGGACCGCTCGGCATCCTCGGGGCGAGCGCTCGCCGACGTTGTCTTGTAGTCAAGAAACATCGTCAGGTCGGGGCCAAGACAGTCGAGCATCGCCCGGCACCAAGCGTGATCTTCGCGCCAGATCAACACCGCCTCTTTTCTGCTGTCGGTAAAAATTCCGCCGAAGCGATCGACAAGGCGGGCGCGGGCGATGCCGGCCATCTGTTCGGCGATTTCATACTGGGGACGGATGACAGGCGTCTTGCCCTCCGCATACGCCGCGTCGCGCTCGGACTGGGCGGCCTTTGAGCGATAATCGTCTGCCTCGATCACGACCAAGTCTTTGCCCGCCTCGAACAGCAGAGAGTGACACGCCGTACCAAGGTCCATGCGCTTCGAATTCTCCCGCTCGAAGCGCGGATTGAGGCGCGGGTGCTTGAACCACGCATGATATGGCGAGCGATGAACGAGCGGGATGGCGATCGAGCCGGACAGCGACGGCTCCGGGCAGGGGTCAGCGTGATAGGTCTCGGCGGGTATCTGGTAGAAGCCCGGTTCGGTGAGCGTGATCATCGTGTTCCCTTTCTGATATGCAGCGCTACCGCGACAACCGCCGCGAGCGCGAGGATGACGACTGCGGTGATCATTTCAGCGCCTCGCACACGCTCGCCTTGGGCAAGCCATCGGCTGCGCGCCTTGCGCACTTCTCAAGCACAGCCGCCGCGCGCTCGATCGCATCAGCAATGCCGCCACTCTCACCGTGCGTCTTGAAGCGGATGATGGCGGCAGCTTTGACCAGATCGGTTAGGGCGATCGGCATTTGCTCATTGAGGTCGGCTGTCGATGTGCTGACATCAATGATGGTGCCCAAGCATGCTGGGCCGTCGCCCGACCAGCCCGGCACTTCGTCAGGCGCGCAGTTCGGATACTGCCCAGCCACAGCAGGCGTCGCGACGAGGAGAAGGGCGAGGGCGAGGTGTTTCATGGCTTCGGCCCCACGCCGCAGAAACCAATCGGCTCGCCGCGCTCATAAGTCGTCCCTTCGTGCTTCCACCGCCACGCCCCGCAGGTATGGCCGATGCACGTGCGAGGCCGCTCCAGCGCAACCGTCTTCGGGCAGATGACGCTCGCCATCGCCTCGGCTTCGGTGAAGTACTCTTGGAGGAGGGGGAGGGTCATGCGTCGACAAGCTCCTTTGGCGGAGGGGCGAGCAGAACTTCGAGCGAACTGATGTCGGTTTTCACGACGGGCCGGAAGGCGCCGACATTGAAGGCAGGCTCGAAGGGGCCGCACCTTGCGGTCGGTCGAGTGGCGTTTTGAATTTCCACCAGCCTCAAATAAACTCGGTCGGAATACTCGAAGGGGCCGACGAACACTTCGCGAACCGTGTAGACGCGCCCCACCTCAGGGAAGAATACGCCGAGCTTCAGGTGCTCGGGTGCGAACCATTCATCGCGGATGCATTCCACCTGCATGCCGGCACGAATGTCGGTCATGCCCGCCTCCGACTGTCCCAGGTGACGCTTTCATCGAACACCGCCACCTGCTGTCCGGCGCGGAGCTCGACGACATCGGAATAGGCGACCTCCGGCAGGGAACGGCGATCACCGCCGGAGGTCCGTTCCGCCGCCGACTTGCGCTCGGCAGTGGAGAAAATCGTGTCGCAGGCTTTGAGCAGCCTTTCTGCCGACGGCGACAGAACGCCGGTGCGCGCGGCGATCACCGCATCGTTCAGCGTCTCGTCGAGCCGGGCGGCGCGCTCGCGGGCGATATCGGGATCGGGCTCCTCGGCGATGGCGGCGACCTCGTCGATGTAGAAGCGGTTCGCGGCGCGGCGGAGGTCGGAGAGAAATGCCGGCGCGACGGGGATGCGGCCGACGAGCTGGCGGGGGAGAGGGCCGAAGGAGGGGTGCCAGGGTTTGACGGGGAGCATTAGCGCTGCTCCGCCTTGGCGAAGGGCGACCGATTGCCAGCAGCCAGGAACAGGGCAGCCTGAGCGCGCTCCACCGACTTCGATATGAGCCCGCGCTGCAGGTCTGTAAGCTCGCCCGAGCCAACGGCTTGAGAATGGAAGATAAGATTTTCGAGCGCAGCATAGAGATCGGGCGCCGCCGCGATCAGGTGGGCGTCGGCTTCTTTCTGATCGATGGGCTTGTCCGCAACCACGGTGACGCTGGCTACATGGAGGCCGTTGGAGCTCCGAATTTGCATGCCGTTGATCGTGCTCGCGTTGCGATTCCGGCCGACGCCATTGCGAAGCTGGGCCGCCCACGGCCCCGGCGTATGCCGCGCCGTCGGCTTCGTCTCGGCTGCTGTCGGTGATTGCTGCATGGCGGTCCTCGTCTGGGGTGACGGGGACGATAATAGGAAACACCCTATTTCATGTCAATAGGAAGTTTCCTTTTATTTTTCCTACCCGCAAGGACCTTCGTCAGCCGGGGTTAGACACCGAGGGGTACGCCTTCATTTATGCATTGCTGCCGAACGACATAGGTATCGGTGCTGGTGCCGCCCATGCCGATGAGCGCTGCAGTTTTCAGCTTTGGGAAATACATGGCCAGGAAAGGCTTGTCGCCGACGTAGCCCCCATAGCTGTTCTTCGAATTGACCCAGCCACAGACGATATAGGTGTCCGGGCTTTTGTCGCTGATACCGGCATTCATGTTGCCGAACATGGCCGAGTTGGGGTCTTTTAGGTTTTTGCGAATGCCCTTCTCGACGTCGGCGCGTTGATCGGCCGTGAGATCGACCGGCGGTAGCGCCTTCGTCGACGATGGTGTGCTTGCACCCATTTGCGAACCCGAGCCCGCGCAGCCCGCGAGCATCAGGCACGCAGCGATTGCCGTCCACTTCATGCCGTCCTCCCTACCTGGAGTATCGGGCCACAACCACGTGACAATATCTCCAGACCGACTTTTCGAGATCAAACTTCTTTGGCGGATTAAACTGCTCTACCTGCCAGCGATCTTGCGACACTCGCACTATACGTTTGATAAGACCTGTCGTCGCTTGACCGATGTCGTCTTTGAAAAGCAAAGCGTCGTCATCTTGCCGGGGCGGAATATTAGGATCCACAAGGACGCGATTGCCGCGCTGATATGCGGGCTCCATGCTGTCGCCGACAATGTACGCGCCGTAAGCGTTCTTGACGCCGAACAGGTGGGCAGGCCTGTCTATATAGCCAGCAACGTCCCATGCCGTCACGATCGTGCCGTCGCCGCCTTCGGCCATCGCATACATCGGAATCAGGCTGGGGTCTCGGGCCGGCAAAATCTGTCGATACTGGCCGGTGGCCACTTGCTCAGAGGGTATGTGATCGGGCGCCTCAGGAATCGGCCGGCCCAGCACGTCTTCCGGAATTCCCGTTCGAAACGAAATGGTGTGCCGGTCTTTTTCCGATAGGCCGCGCGGGGTTCCGCGAAAAATCCACTGCTGGATGTATGCCGAGTTCCGGCGCAACCACTTCGTGGACACCGTCTTCATGTCCACATTCATCTGCTGCAGACGGCGAAGAAGCGCCTCCTGAGCCGGGCCCACCGGCTTCTGGGCTTCTGATACTTTTCTAGCCATTTGAAAATAATAGGGAAATTGCGTTAGGAAAACCAATAGGAAGTTCCCTCTTGACGAAAGGATGGATAGAAGGCATTTTCCTACTATGCTTTCCTATTCACAGACCTTCGTCGATGACGTCGAGGCCTTTCTGGCCCGGACCAAAGTGGAGCCGACGCGCCTTGGCAAAGAGGCGCTGGGCGATCCCTCGTTCGTGTTCGATCTCCGCAAGGGCCGATCGCCGTCGGGCAAGACGATGGACAAGGTTCGGGTATGGATGGCGTCTTGGCAGCCCACCCCCGCCCGCATGGCCGACGCCTCATGACCCCGCTCCTCGAAATCCTCGCCTTCGCCGCTGGCACGACGGCTGTGCTGCGCTACTGGTTCGGGAGGCGCTGAATGACGCTCTCCCTCGCCATCCCGATCGCCATCGCCATGGGCGGCATCTGCTTCGCTGCAGGCTTCATGATCGGGCTGGTTGCGGGATGGCGGTCGCGCAAGGTCGACATCGCCACGGACGCGGCGACGTTCCGCGCCGAGTTGGCGCGCGCTGAAATCGAACTGGATCTGAGAACTTACGAAGATTTGACCCCGAAGGTGGTGGGTCAATGAATCCCAAGGCGAAAGCAACTGAAGTCGAGCCCGGTATGGCTGGGGAGCAACGCCCCCGTAAGACGAAACAACCGCCGGTCTGTGTTGCGAGTAGGCTCCTGGCGGGCGGACGCCAGTCGAGGGGGGCGCGCTGGCGCTCCCCCGCAATTTCGGTCAGTAGCGTACCTCTTGCTCATTTTCTGAGTGTTTCCTCCCTTACCTCAGTCGGCCGGCTGCCCGCTCGAACGGGCGCCGGCCGCTTTTCTGAAGGGGTGAGACCGACCGCGTCACGCCAGCCGGTCTCTTTGCGCCGAGGTGGGGACAGACCCCGGCGGGTGTTCGTTTCAGTTTTGGCAGGGGAGGCCGCTAGGGGCCGGGCTCTCCGCTTTGTTGTGGCCCGGCCCCTGGTCAAATCCTTTCCGCACTTTGTGAACTCCGTGGTTCGTGTTCGTCTCGTTGCTGATGACCAACATGCCACAGGAGCCTTGTGCGGTGAGACAATCTTCAAGTTTTTGTACCTCTAAAGTTCCAACAAGGGGCAAGTCAGTGAGTGCTGCGTGCGAGGTCCAGGAGAAGCTCGTCGTCATTATGGGCGAGGGCAAGCTCGACAAGAAAATAGCGAAGGCGAGACAGCAGCTTGTACGCATCAACAGCGAGAGATGGCAGACACCGCAGGCCCCAGGGCGCATCTGGCGCTTCTTTTACCTCAAGCAGAAACCCGAGCCCGAGGAAGTCGATGACATCAGAGCGGCCCACCGAAAGTATCTCGATGAGAAATACGAGTACGCAAAGCGAGTCCTCTCCGAGATCGAATATCTCCGTCGGGCTGACGAGGATTTCCATCGCGCGGCTATTGAACAGCGTATCCTCCTTCTTCAGCAGATTAGCCCTTTGCTTTTCCAAGCTCAGCAACAGAGCGGCCGGCATCCGGGCTGACGTCACCTCTGAGCAGATCGACGAGCGGGGGCAGGAATGATCCGATTTCTGATCCTCTCCCTGATCTGCCTCTGCGCCTTTTCCTTCTTCATCGGCCGCGTGTCCGCGCCCTACGGCGTTCCGGGCTTCATCTACTCGTACGGCATTTTCTTTTCGGCGTGGTCCATCGGCGTGCTCACCGGGTTTTTCGGCGCGCTGGCGGCGAGGGGAGGCTGAGCGATGGCGGGGACCAGCTTCACCGAACAAGACATCAAGCGGGCGCTCGACGGGACGTTCACGCGGCTCGGCGCCGATGGGATCAAGACCGTCAAGGTGCCGATCGAGCATATGCCGGATCATGTCGGCCGTGAGCAGCTGCACCGCCAGGAGATGACGGATTTCGCGCCGCTCAAGCCTTCGGGCGAGCGGTGGACCGACGAAGAAGACGCCGAGATCGTGAAGCTCGTCAAGCAGCGGTTCACCTACGCCTCGATCGGCCGAAAGCTCGGCCGCACTCATAGCGCCCTTCAGAATCGCGTCTACGGCCTCCGCAAACTCGGGAGGTTCGATTGATCGTCACCCCATCCGCCGGCACGACCGGCTTTTCAGAGGAGGCGTAAAATGCCGCGTGGAGCCAAGATAGACGACGAAATCGGCGGGCACGAAGTCCTGCCGGACATCACTGCGCCGGCAAACAGCAAGGGCGCTCAGCTTCGTGACTTCCTCGACCGCATCATGGAGGTGCAGGGCGAGGTCGACACGATCATGAAGAACGCCAAAACGGCCTGCTCGCCGCTGCGCGAGGACATGGCGCAGATCAAGAAGGAGGCCAACGAGGCCGGTTTCACCGCGAAGGAGTTCAACACGCTCATCCGCAAGGCCCGTCTCGAGCACAAGATCGAGCACATCGCCGACGAAATGGACGACGAGCAGAAGGAGCGCTTCGAGGACATGCTTCACGCGCTCGGCGAGTTGAAGGACCTGCCGCTCGGCGAGGCCGCTGCCGCGCGTCACCCTGCCAACCCGGCGAACGGAGCGGCGGCGCACTGATGATCATCGCGGGCTTCGATGAGGCGCCGAGGCGCATCGGCTGGTGTTACGGGGAACCGGGCGCCGTGCCGACCCGCGGGCTGAAGGAGTTGCCGGACTATGGCGACAATACGCAGCGCCTCGGCCGATATGTCCGCGATTGGGCGAAGAACTTCTTGAAGTCGTGCAATGCCGAGCGGGCCTATGTCGAGAACATCTTCGTCCGCAAGCACGGCTTCAACATGCCGGTCTTCATGAAGCAGGCCCGCGTGCTGCTGACACTGGAGGATGCGGCGGAGCTCGCCGGACTCGATGCCGATCTCGGCTTCTGGGTCGTCGACATCTCGGACTGGCGGCGCGAGTTCTATGCCGGCAGCCGTCCGACCAAGGGGCAAGGCAGCGAAAGCGATGCCTGGAAGGAAATGGCGCTCGTCGAGTGCCTCCGGCGAGGCTGGCTCTGCGATGACCACAATGTCGCCGAAGCCTGCGGGGTGTGGTTTTACGGCTGTTGCCACGCTGACCGCGTCTATCGGATGAGGCAGAAAGTTCACAAGCGCCGCCAGCAGAGCGAGGCCGATGAGGCGAGGAGGGCGGGGCTTTGATGGATCACAGGTATTCAGAATTCCTTGCCTCAAAGGCACCGGTCATCATGGCGAGCGGCGCTGAGCCGATGCCACTCCCTGGTCATCTGTTCGATTTCCAGCAAGCCTGCGTGGACTTCGCTGTCCGCCAAGGTCGCGCCGGTCTCTATCTTGATACTGGCCTTGGCAAGACCCGCTGCCAGCTTGAGTGGGCCGATCAGTGCCGCAAGGCATCCAACGGCACGGCGCTGATCCTGACGCCGCTGGCTGTCGCCAAGCAGATCGAACGCGAAGGGCAGGCACTCGGCTATGATTGCCGAGTTATCCGCGATCAGTCGGAGGCGCGCGCCGGCATCAACATCTGCAACTACGATCGGCTCGACAAGATCGATCCCGCCGCTTTCGATGTCGTATCGCTTGATGAGAGCTCAATCCTCAAGAGCTTCGGCGGCAAGACGACATCAGCCCTCACAGAGGCCTTTTCTCGGCATCGCTTCCGGATGTGTGCAACCGCGACGCCGGCCCCGAACGATCACATGGAGCTTGGCAACCAGGCCGCGTTCCTTGGCCTCATGTCGGCACAGGAAATGCTCATGCGCTGGTTCAAGAACGATACCGCCACTGCGTCGCAGCAATGGCGCCTCAAAGGCCACGCTGAACAAGACTTCTGGGACTGGATGGCGGGATGGTCTCGAATGGCGCAAAGCCCCGAGGATCTCGGATTCGATGGATCGCGTTACGATCTTCCGCCTCTCAATGTAATTCGCCACCGCGCCATAGGATCGAACATCAAGCCCATGGAGGGGTCACTGTTCGCCGGCGACGTGTCGGCGACGAATATGCACGATCTGAAGCGCCAGACGATCGAGGCGCGCGCCGACGCGGTTGTCGAGCGTGTCGCCGCGGAAAATGGAGCGTGGATCGTTTGGGTTGATACCGACTATGAGGCCGATGCGCTCGCCGTGCGTCTGCCTGGTGCCGTCGAGGTTCGCGGGTCCATGCCGATCGAGCGGAAGGAGGATAACCTCGAAGCCTTTTCGCTTGGTCAGGCCCGCATCATCATCACCAAGCCCTCTGTCGCTGGCTATGGCCTTAACTGGCAGCATTGCCACAACATGGCTTTCGCGGGCCGGACATTCTCATATGAGCTTTGGTATCAGGCAGTGCGCCGGTCCTGGCGCTTCGGTCAGACCAAACCCGTCAATGTGCATATCATCGTCGCTGAGGGCGAAGACCAGATCGGTCGCGTGATCGACCGCAAGGCGGGAGACCACGCCAGCATGAAGCTGGCAATGGCCGGCGCAATGAAGCGCGCTGTCTCCGCAAGGGCGAGCGTCAAGGTTCCGTACAAGCCGACATATCAGGGGAGGGTGCCATCATGGTTGACTGCATAAATGAGCTGCAGGGCCTCAACTTCGCGGCGTATCACGGTGATTGCGTCGATATAGTCCGCCAGCTTCCAAGCGCATCAATCGGCTTCTCAATCTACTCGCCACCGTTCGGTGATCTATTCATCTATTCCGACAGCGCCGCTGACATGGGCAACAGCGGCAACGATACCGAGTTCTTTCGCCACTATGAATTCCTGATCGAACAGATCGCCCGCGTCACGAAGCCGGGTCGCCTCACCGCCGTGCATTGCTCCGATCTTCCTTTAAGAAAGTGGAAAGACGGCAAGATCGGGATCAAGGACTTCTCCGGCGACATCATCCGCGCCCACGAAAAGCATGGCTTTGTGCTGCATAGCCGGGTCACGGTCTGGAAGTGCCCGGTTGTCGAGATGACCCGCACCAAGGCGCTCGGCCTCCTCTACATGCAGCTACAGAAGGACAGCACAAAATCCCGACAGGGCATGGCGGATTATTTGCTCGTCTTTCGCAATGCCGGCGAGAACGCCGAGCCCGTCGGGCACCGGCCCGCCGACTTCCCGGTAGATCTCTGGCAGCAATGGGCATCACCGGTCTGGATGGACATCGAGCAGACCAACACGCTCAACGTCAAAATGGCGAAAGCGCCAGGTGATGAGAGACACGTCTGCCCGCTGCAACTCGACTTGATCGAACGCGCAGTTATCCTATGGAGCAATCCCGGCGACGTCGTTCTCTCGCCCTTTATGGGCATCGGGTCCGAGGGGTACGTCGCCATGCAACAGCGCCGCAAATTCGTCGGCGTCGAGCTGAAGGACACCTATTTTAAAGTGGCATGCGAGAACATCGCCGGCGTTGAGGCGCAGCCGTCAATGTTAGAGGCCGCCGAATGATCCCTGGCCTCCCCATCGAGCCCTTCTATTACCTCGCGACGCCGTACTCGAAGTATCCGGGCGGCATCGATCTCGCCTTTCGGCATGCGGCCTGCATTGCCGGCAACCTCGTCAAGCACGGCTACCGAGTCTATAGCCCGATCGCCCACACACATCCCCTTGCCCTTCATGCCGGCATCGACCCGCTCGATCACAAGATTTGGCTGCCGTTCGACGAGACCATGATGAAGGCCTGCGAGGCCATCCTCGTCGCAAAGATGCTCGGCTGGGAAACCAGTTTCGGGGTTCAGCATGAGATCAGCGTCTTTCGCGATGCCGACAAGCGGGTGTTTGCGCTCGAAATCGACAATCTGATGCAAGTGAGCGGGGGTGCGTGATGGATGTTCTTGTGAGTGGAGGGACGCTCTGATGGCCGGAAAAGACTGGACATACCAAGAGAAGGTGATGGTCGAGATGCTGTGGACCGGAGGGAAGACTGGCGGCCAGATCGCTCGGATCATGGGAAAAACGAGGTGCGCGGTGATGGGGTATGCGCACAGGCATCTTTCCTCGCAAGAAGAAGCCCGATCCGCACCCGCGCGTCACCGAGCATATCCTTGGGCATAGACTGATTGATGCAACAGCGTTCTCCCATATCCGACGAGCTGAAGCGGTCACCGATCGCCACTGGCAAGGTGTCGAACCTTGAGATCGAGCGGCTGCGGCGCGCGCTGCGCAACGCCGAGGTCGCCTTCAGCCATATCCCGGACAATCGGAATCTGCGCGCCCTCAATGAGGCCCGCGAGGCCCTTCGCAAAGCAGGAGGGCTCATGGCGTGAACGCTCACGGGGACATGACCATCGACCACAACGCCCTGATCAACCTCGACGCCGAGCAGGCACTTCTGGGCGCGATCCTGACCAGGAACGAGGCTCTCGACCACATCGAGGTTCCGCTGCAGCCGGCGCATTTCGCCGAACCCCTGCATGCGCGGATCTTCGAGGCGACCGTCACCATGATCCGCGCCGGCCAGCGCGCCGATGCCGTCACGCTCATCAATCACTTCAAGGCCGATGAAACTCTGGCCGACGTCGGCGGCCCGGCCTACTTCGCCCGTCTCATCTCCTCGACACCGACCATCGTCGGAGCGCCTCATTACGCCCAAGCGGTGCATGATCTCTATCTGCGCCGGGAAGGCGTCAACCGGGCCCAGGAGGCGATCCAGGACCTGTTTTCACTGCCGGTCGACGAGCGGCCTGCGGACTTCCTGGCAGGCCTGGCACACCAGTTTTCGGAGATCGCCGCCGAGCATAGCGGCGCCGGCAAGACGACATTCTCGGCCGAAGCCGCCGCGGTCGCCGCCATCGATTCCGCGGCCGTCGCCTATGAGAACCACGGCAAGCTGCCAAGCTCGATATCGACGGGCATCCAGGGGCTCGACGAGAAAATCAGCGGACTGGTCCGTGGCGATATGGTGATCGTCGGCGCCCGCCCCAGCATGGGCAAGACGGCACTCGGCCTTGTGCTCGCTGCCAATGCGGCGCGCGCCGGCACACCGACACAATTCATATCGCTCGAGATGAAGGCCAAGCAGCTTGGCGATCGCATGATTTCCCTGGCGCTGCGGCCGCGCCGGCAACTACCTGGCGCCCGCTTCGCTCAGGGCAAGATCTCAGAAGCCGAATTCAACCTCGCCACCGAAGCGGCACGAGAAGTCGGCAAATGGCCGCTCACCATCGAGGACCGTTCCGACCTCACCATTGCCGGTATCCGGTCGGCGATCGCCCGCCTGAAGGTCAGGAAGCCAGAGCTCGGCGTGGTCGTGGTCGATTACCTCGGCCTGGTCCAGCCCGGCAATCGCTATGCCGGCCGGAAGGTCGACGAGATCGGTGAAATATCCACCGGGCTGAAGCGCATCGCGAAGCAGATGGACGTCTGCATGGTGGTGCTTCACCAGCTCAGCCGGGCGCTCGAGAGCCGGGACAACAAGCGGCCGACCATGGCCGATCTTAGGGACAGCGGCGCCATCGAGCAGGATGCCGACATCGTGCTGTTTCCCTTCCGCGAGTCCTATTACCTGGCGCGTGACCTCGATGCTTCCGAGGGCACCCCGCAGGCGATCGAGATCAGCGACAGGCTGAGGCTCGTCGGAAACGACATGGAACTCATCATCGCCAAGAACCGCCAGGGCAGCACCGGCACCGTTCGGGCCTGGTGCGACATCAGCTGCAATTTTATCGCCGACCGGCCGCCGGATGAGGCTGAGACTAGGGGGCTCCTATGAAGGATGGGCCATGGGTGAAGTGGTATGCCGGCGACTTCCTGAACGGCATTGCGGTGCTCGATCATTATGAGATCGCCGTCTACTCGGTTGTGCTCAATCGCATCTATGACGAGGGCGGCCCCATCCCCGACGACGCCGACGAGATCGCTCGCCGGTGCCGGATGCGCCTGCCGCAGTGCATCAAAGCGCTCGACAGGCTCTGCTCCATGCCGGGAAAACTCATCCGTCAGGATGGCGTGCTCGACAATGAACGCGCGAGAAGAGAGATAGAAAAGCGACAGAAACGGAGCAAGAGCGCAACAAGTAATGTGCAGGCTCGTTGGAGCAAAGAGAAGGAAAATCTCAAACAAAACAAAGATGGTGCCATACCGTCGAATTCTGATGGTAATACGAACTCGATACTTACTAGAAGCCAGAAGCTAGAAGCTAGAATCATCATCCCTCAGACCAGCAATGGTTCCGCCCATGCTGACGACGACAAGGTGACGTTCGACCAATGCGACCATGCCCTTCGCCAGATCGAGGGCATCAGCGCGCATCCGGTGTCGACCGACCCTGTCATCGCCCCGATTTGGCAGCTTGTCACCGCCGGCTACGACCTCCGGACGCACATCGTCCCGAGCATCGCCCAGCAAGTCGCCAAACAACAACCGGGGAAGCTCATCAAGGGCTGGTCCTATTTCGTGAAAGGCATCGTGGACAGCGCTCGCCAACAGGTCATACCGCCGCCACCGAAGCCAGCGAGCGCGATATGGGAAAACTGGACAGAACGCCAGTACGCGGCCGCGATTATCGCTGCCAAACGCGGCGGTCGATGGCCGGAGGCATTCGGGCCGGTCGACCGCATTCCCGAGCATCTCGTCGACGACGAGCTCCGCCGCATCCTGCGGAGGGCAGCATGACTCCGCTCCCCGACAAGCTGCTCGAGCTGGCGAAGCGCCTGCGCCGCAGCCTGAAGATGGATCGGACCAGCGAGGCGTTTTATGGCGAGGTCGATGAGGCCGCGCACGAATTGGAGGCCATGGCAATCGATCCGCAGATTTCACGTGAAACGGTCTGTGAGCGGACGATGTGATGGGCGAGATAGTGATTTTCCCAGGGGTTCAATATTCGAGGATCGAAATGCCTGATGTCCGCACTTCGCCGCAGCCGCAATGGCGCTGGTTCGCCCTCAAGGTGGCGCCCGGCCGGGAATTCGCCGCGGAGCGCGTGCTGCGGGATGATGGTTTCGATGTCTTCGTTCCCCTGAAGCACGTCGAAGGCAAGGCGAAGTTCGTCACGTCCCGCCATCCTGCTGGCCCCAGGGATCGGCAGAAGCGCGTGACCGCCTTCGCGCGCCCGCTGCTCGCCGGCTACGTGTTCATCGGCTTCGATCGGTTCGATGTGCCTTGGCTGCTCGTCCACCGATTCCGCATGATCATTGGCGTGATTGCCGATGGGAACGAGCCCTACGCCTTCCCCGAGCATGTCGTCAGATGGCTGGTGTTGAACACCTCGAGGCCGATCAGAGTGCAGTATTTCAACGAGAAGCTGGGCCGAAAGAGGAAGCGGAAGCGCCCGAATGCGGAGATCACCGGCGGACCGTACCAAGGGCAACACGTGCGCATGGTGAAGATCGAGGGCGAAGTTGAGCTGTATGATCTTGTGGACCTACATCTTGCGAAGCAGGGCGGTCTATAGTACAAGCCGTGCCTGGACGACCCCCTGACCGGTTGAACCGCACCGATGGTTCCCGAGGCTGGCCCAGCTTCAAGAAAGCAGAACAGGGCGGTTCATGCCCAGACTTAGAAACCTTCCGCCGGCTATTAGTCGGCTCCCTGACCGTTTCACCGTCCAGCGTGAGCAGTATCAGGTTCACCGCCTCGCCAAGCGCGAAACAGAGGTAGAGTGGCGATCCTGGTACAAGACGGCACGTTGGCAAGCTCTTCGCCAACAGGTTTTGGTCAGAGACCTGTTCACCTGCAAAAAGACGGGGGTGATGCTCATAGGCAAGCACCCCGCTCCAAACAGTCCGGTTGTTGACCATATCAAGCGTCATGATGGAGACCCCGCCCTCTTCTGGGATGAGGGCAATCTCCAATCGGTTTCCAAGGCGTGGCACGATAGCATCAAGCAGGCCATCGAACACGCCGACCAAGTGGCCGCCATCCATCCGAAGTGGCTGAAGCCCAGCCTGATACCACTCACCATCGTGTGTGGACCGCCTGCCTCGGGTAAGAGCTCCTATGTCAGAGAGCATGCGCAGCAAAGTGATCTGATCATCGACCTCGATGTCATCGCATCCGACATATCGGGGGAACCAGCGCACCAATGGGACAGAAGCCGATGGTTGAATGCTGCCCTCTATCGGCGCAATGACCTGCTCGGCTCCCTGTCTAGGCCGAGTGACCATGCCGCAGCGTGGTTCATCGTGTCCGAGCCCAAGGCACAGCATAGGGATTGGTGGCAACGCACGTTGAGACCGAAGACCATGGCCATGATGCTCACTTCCGAGGCTGAGTGTGTGGCTAGGGCAAGGGCAGATGCAGGACGCAACTTCAAAGCCACATGCGATGCAATCGTGAGATGGTGGTTCGATTACTCCCCGCGACGTGGTGAGATCATCATCACCCCGGGGGGCGGTCAAAAGTCTACAGGGCCCGGCGAGCGGACCCCCGCGTCCCCTGCATTTGGAGATTTTTTTTGACGAGGCCGAATTTTCGCGCCTTAGCACGAGGTTAGCCAACAAAGTCATGGCCCGTACCGGACGGCCGTCGTTCAAGCCGACGGCCAAACAGCGTCGTTCAGTTGAGCAGATGGTTTCCGTCGGCGAGTCGCATGACATGATCGCCCGCGCGATCGGCATCAGCGACGAGACGCTGCGGAAGTACTTCACCACCGAGTTGCAGTTCGGGCTGTCGAAGCGCCGGCAGGAGGTCGTCGATATCCTCTATGCCGCCGCTCGCAAGGGCAACGTCGCCGCGGCGAAGCGCATCGAGGAGATGACCCGGCTCGCCGCCGTGACCGAAGCCGTCAGTAGCCGTGGCGAGCCTGTGAAGCCGCCGAAGCTCGGCAAGAAGGAGGAAAGGCAAGCCGCTGCCCAGGCCGTGACCGGCAAGTATGAGCCGCCGGCGCCGCCGAAGCTGGTGGTGAACAACCAGTGACCCCGACATGGTCGACCGCCTGCCCGGATTGGGAGCAGCGGATAGTCGCCAAGCAGTCATTGATTCCATTCGCGCCGCTCTTTCCGGACGAGGCCGAGGCTGCACTGGCGGTCTTCAAGTCACTCCGGATGGTCGGCGTCCGCGGCAATCCGACCTTCGGCGAGGCCTGCGACCAGTTTGTTTTCGACTTCGTGGCGGCGATCTTCGGCAGCTACGATGCCGAGAGCGGCAAGCGCCTGATCAGCGAGTTCATGCTGCTGATCTCCAAGAAGAACGGCAAGTCGACGATCGCGGCCGGAATCATGCTCACCGCCCTGATCCGAAACTGGCGGGAGCTTGCCGAACTCAGCATCCTGGCGCCAACGCAGAAGGTGGCCGGCAACAGCTTCAAGCCCGCGGCGGCGATGGTGCGCGCCGACCGGGATCTGTCGGACCTGCTGCAGGTCATCGATCACCAGCGCACGATCCGCCACCGCCGCACCAACGCTGAGATGCGTGTCGTCGCCGCCGACACCAACACGGTCGGCGGCTCGCAGTCCGGCTTCGTGCTGGTCGACGAGCTCTGGCTATTCGGCAAGCGCGCGGGCGCCGAGGACATGCTCGAGGAGGCAACGGGCGGCCTGGCGTCTCGGCCCGAGGGCTTTGTCGTCTACCTGACGACGCACAGCAATGAGCCGCCGGCCGGGATCTTCAAGACTAAGCTGGACTATTTCCGGGACGTTAGGGACGGTCGCATCACAGATCCGCAAAGCCTGGGCATGCTCTACGAGTGGCCTGACGCGATGCTCGAGGAGCAAGCCTATCTCAACCCGGAAAATTACTACGTCACTAATCCCAATCTGGGGCGCTCGGTGTCACGGGATTTCATCCAACGGAAGCTGCAGAAAGCGTCCGGCAGTGAGGCGGAGATCGACGAGGAAACCGGTGAGACCGAGAATATCCAGGTCGTTCTTGCCAAATATCTCAACGTCGAGATCGGCCTCAATCTCCGCGCCGATCGCTGGCCTGGCGCGGAGTATTGGCAGGGAGCGGCGGACAAAACCCTGACCTTCGCTGCGCTCTTGGAGCGCTGCGAGGTGGTGATCGTCGGTATTGATGGTGGTGGGCTTGACGACCTTCTCGGTTTTGCCGCTTTGGGTCGCGAGAGGGAAACCCGACGTTGGATACACTGGGGCAGGGCATGGGCACATCCGATCGTGCTGCAGCGCCGCAAAGAGATAGCGCCAAAGCTGAAGGACTTTGCGGCGGCCGGTGATCTTGTCTTTTGCAAGGCGCCGACCCAGGACATTGATGAGGTCGTCGCGCTCTGCATGCAAATACGTGAGGCCGGGCTGTTCCCCGACAAGTTTGGGATCGGCATCGACAAGCTGGGGCTACCGGCCATCGTTGACGGCCTCGCCGCCGCAGGCTTCACGGCGGATGGTCCGGACGGCGGTCTCGTTACCGGCATCTCGCAAGGCGGCTATCTCAACCCGGCGATCCTGAGCATGGAGCGGAAATTGAGCGACGGAACACTCATCCATGCCGGGCAGCCACTCATGGCCTGGTGCGTCGGCAACGCGAAGATCGAGCTCAAGGGCTCGGCGCGCGCCGTGACGAAGCAAGCCTCTGGCAAGGCGAAGATCGATCCGCTGATCGGCATGTTCAATGCTGGCATGCTCATGGCGCGCAATCCTGATGCTGTCGGCCCCTCTGTCTATGAATCCCGCGGAATAGTGGAGATCGAAATTTGAACTGGCTTCAACGATTTGCCCAAGGGTTCTATGCAGGCATCGGAGCCGCCGCGTCAGGTGGCGACCTGTCGGCGGTCACCTATGGTCCGTCGCGTAGCCTGAGCAATGAGGAGCAGATATTCTTCCGCTCGATTGGCGCAACGGGCGCCAAGTCGAGCGCCGGCCCTTATGTCACCGAGTATACCGCTCTCAACCTTCCTGTGGTCTATGCCTGCGTCAACAGGATCACGAATCCTCTCGCTCGCTTCCCGGCCAAGATCATGCGTCCGCGCCGTGGCGGCGGCAGCGAGGAGGTCACCGACCACCCGATGTCTCAGCTGCTGGGCATTCGTCCGAACGAATTCATGTCGTCACGCACGTTGCGCAAGACCGTTCAGGGCCACGCACTCCTCTGGGGCAACGGCTATTGTGAGATCCAGCGCAACGGGCGCGGCCAGGCGGTCGGACTTTGGCCGCTGATGCCCTGGGGCACGCGGCCAGTTTATGAGGGCGGCCGGCTGAGCTATCGCAGCAATATCGACGGCCGCGATGTGGCATTCGATTACGATGATGTCCTGCACATCATGGACCTTTCGCAAGACGGCTATTGCGGGCAATCCCAGATCCGCCGCGCCGCGAACGCAATGGGCCTGGCCCTCGCAACTGAGGAATTCGGTTCCAAGTTCTTCGCCAACGACGCGAAGTCGGGCGGTTTCCTCCTTCATCCGCAGCGGCTCGGCAAAGAGGCCAAGGACAACATCAAGGAATCCTTCCAGGACAACACCGGCCCCTCGCATTCGCACAAGGTGCGCGTGCTCGAGGAGGGGATGAAGTTCATCCAGACGACCATTCCCCCGGAAGATGCGCAGTTCCTGGGCACCCGTCACATGCAGATAGCAGAGATTGCGCGCATCTATGACGTGCCGCTGATTATTCTGCAGGAGACCGAAGGGACAACGACGTGGGGCTCTGGCATCGAGCAGCTCATGATCGGTTTCGTCCGCCAGACCATTGAACCATGGGTCAATGCCTGGGAGCAGGAACTGAACTGGAAGCTCTTCACCGAAGAGGAGCGGGACCTTGGCTATTTCGTCAAGTTTAACATGAAAGCCCTGCTGCGCGGCGACAGCGCGGCGCGTGCGACTTTCTACAATCAAATGTTCCAGGTTGGCGGCTTCTCGCCGAACCGCATCCTCGAGCTCGAGGACGAAGACCCGATCGGGCCTGAGGGCGATGAGCACTTTGTGCCGGCGGCGATGCAGACGCTGAAGCGCGCCATTGAGGAGCCGGCCGAGGTGCCGACACCGACCACGCCTGAGCAGCCGGCGCCTCCGGGTGTCGATCAGAGGGAGCGCGCCCATGCCGCGTAAGTATCATCGTATCCTTGCAGCCTTCACCTCGGAGCCCTGGGCAATCGAGGAATCCAAGTTCCTCGCCATTGTCGAATTCCTCGAGGCGCAAGCGGATGGCATAAAGTTCGATGCTACCGAAATTGAGGCCCGTATCGGCAAAGGAACGGAGCGGGCAGTCGCGAAGCAAGACGGTGCGGTTGCCGTCCTGCCACTTCACGGCGTGATCATGAACCGCTCCAGCATGCTGAGCAATATTTCCGGCCCTGGGGGCACCAGTTCGGAAGCATTCGGAGCAATGTTCAAGGCGGCGCTGGCGGATCCGCAGGTCAAGGCGATCGTGCTGGACGTAAATTCGCCGGGAGGACACGTCGCCGGCACCGAAGAACTTTCCGGCATGATCCACAATGCTCGCGGCCAAAAGCCGATAATCGCACATGTCAATTCGCTCGCCGCCAGCGCAGCATACTGGATCGCGACGGCCGCCGACGAGATGGTTGTTACGCCGACGGGGCTCGTCGGGTCGATCGGCGTGATGGGCCAGCACGAAAACATCGCCGAAAAGCTCAAGGCCGAAGGTGTAGAGCGCACGATTATCTATGCCGGCAAGTACAAGACCGAAGGCAGCGATCTCGGCCCGCTGACCGAAGAGGCCCGTGCCTATATGCAGGGCCGCGTCGATGAGGCGTACGGGATGTTTGTTAAGGCCATCGCCCGAAATCGCGGCGTGACCCAGGCCGCCGTCCGTGACGGCTTCGGACAAGGCCGAGTCGTGGGCGCCGAGGCCGCCATCAAAGAGGGCATGGCCGACAGCGTTGGGACACTGGACGACGTCCTGGCCCGCTTTGCGCCGCCGAAGCGTAACTTCGCAATGCAGCGCGAAAAGCGCGCCCTCTCACTTTAGCCCATTTCAGAAACCCGCCGACCGGCGGTCACGCGCGCTCCGGCCGGCGAGCGCGTGCGCAACTTTGCTCACCGGCCATAAGGAGAACTAACCATGTTGAAGGCACTTCTTGAGAAGCGTGCCAAGCTGGTCGCGGATATGCAGGCCATCCTCCAGGTGGCCGAAGGCGCCGATCGCGACCTCGAGGCCGCCGAGCAGGAACAATTCGATGCCCTGAAGGCGGAGAAAGAGAAGCTCGATAAGCGGATCGAGCGAGCGGGTGTCGTGGAGGAAGCTGAGGCGCATCTCGACGCTCCGCGCCCGGCTGCGGCTCGCGGCAATGGGATCATTCCCCGCGCCAATGCACCGGAAGCGTCGCGCGAGTTCGAGACGTTCGGGCAGTTTCTGCATGCCGTGCGGTTCAATCACAACGACCCGCGGCTGAACTATGTCGAGTCCACCCATGACACCGGCGAGCTTTCCGCCGAGATGCGCATGGACAATGACACTCAGGGCGGCTTCATGGTGCCTCACCAGTTCCGCCAGGACCTGTTCAGCATCCCCGCCCAGGAAGCGCTGGTCCGTCCCCGCGCCCAGGTCATTCCGGCCGGATCGCCACCCGATTCTGGGATCACGATCCCGGCGCTCGATCAGACGGGCTCGAGCCAGCCCGGCAGCAACTACGGTGGCGTGACCGTGCAGTGGATCGCGGAAGGCGCGTCCAAGCCCGACACGAATGCCGCGCTGCGCAACATCACGCTGACGCCGCACGAGGTCGCCGGTACCATGGTCGTCACCGACAAGCTGCTGCGCAACTGGCAGGCCGCCGAGGCTTTCCTGAAAGGACTGCTTCGCGGCGCCGTCACTGCCGCCGAGGATTATGCGTTCTTGCGCGGCAATGGCGTCGGGCAGCCCCTCGGCGTTATCAATGCTGGCGCCTCCTATGTGGTGACGCGCACGACCGGAAACCTGGTCAAGTATGCCGACCTGGTTAACATGGTCGCGCGCCTTCTGATGCGCGGCGGGACGTCGCCGGTATGGTCGATGCCGCAGTCGGTGCTGCCGCAGATCGCCACCCTCGTCGATCCTCTGGGCAACTATATTTTCGTCCAGAATGCTCGTGATGGGTTCGCCGGCACGCTGCTCGGCTATCCGGTGCGGTGGAACAACCGCGCGCCCGCGCTGGGTTCCAAAGGCGATGTCGTGCTCGCCGATTGGTCCTACTACCTGATAAAGGACGGCTCCGGCCCCTTCGTGGCGGCTTCCGAGCATGTCCTGTTCCAGTCGAACAAGACCATGATCAAGGTGTTCTGGAACGTCGACGGCGCGCCGTGGCTGACCGCACCGTTCAAGGAAGAGAACGGTTACGAAGTCTCGCCGTTCGTCGTCCTCAACGCCTGATGCGGCGCGGGCTTCGGCCCGCCTGCCTTCACCCTCATCATTCTCCAAACGAAAGGGTCCGCCAATGCGCGACTTTCACAACAGCATCGATGTCAAGCGTGGCATCAGCCCGGCCGCTGCCGGGACCGACAATACGGCGATGGTCTCTCAGATCGTTGACCGCGCGGGTTATGAGAACGTGGAATTCGTCATCAACATCGGCGCCAATACCGATGCGGATGTCACCTTCGCCGTTCTGGTCGAAGATGGAAACGCCGCGAACCTCTCCGACAATGCCGCCGTTGATGACGCCTATCTCCTGGGCACCGAGGCCCTTGCCGGCTTCCAGTTCGATGATGACAACGAGGTTCGCAAGATCGGTTACAAGGGTCCGAAGCGGTATGTCCGCGTGACGATCACGCCGACCGGGAACAATTCCGGCAACATCTTCGTCTCCGGTACCTGGCTGCTGAGTGGCGCCCGCTACGCGCCGACCGCGAATCCGCCGGCCTGATCGGCGTTTCTCATGACATCGGCCGGGCAATGATGCCCGGCCTCTTTCAATGGAGACACGACGATGTATGTCGCGACCAAGGATTTTCACAGCCCGTTCACCGGGCTCATCGTTTACACGGGTCAGGCCGTCCTCGTGCCGGCGGCTGAGCAGGATGGCGAGACGCTGAAGAAGTTGATCTCCGAAGGTCTGGTGGCTGAAAGCGATACCGCGATCGGCGCCTACGGCAGCGCTCCCACCGAGGGCGTGCATGACCGCTCACAGCTCACCGAGCGCGATCAGCCCGGCCAGGAGCGTCACCGGGTTCACGACGGCACCATGAAGGGCGTCATCGAGGCGCGTGCGCGCTTCGGCAATCCGCCGCCTCGCGCTGAAGAACCCGCCCCGGATTCCACGGAAGAACCGCCGCCCGAACTGTTGAAAATGACAAAGGCCGAACTCGAGGCGCATGCCGCCGAGAAGGGCGTCGACATCACCAGCGCCAAGACCAAGGCGGATATCATTGCCGCGATCGAGGCGAACGCCGCGCCGGAAGCGCCCGCCTCCTGATGCTCAAGCCCGTCCTCGTCACCCCGCCAGCAGTGGCGCTCATGACCTTGGAAGAGGCCAAGCGCCACTGCCACGTCGAATTGCTCCAACCCGATGACGACGCCGTGCTGAGCGGCCTCATCCTTGCGGTGACAGCATACCTCGACGGCTATTCGGGGATACTGGGGCGGGCTTTAGTCAACCAGACCTGGCGGGTAAATCTGCATAGCTGGCCGCCGTGCAAGATCCGCCTTCCGCTTTCGCCGGTTTCGTCGATCGCCTCGATCAAATACCACGACACTTTGAACAACGAAGTGACCCTCGATGCTGGGAATTTCTCACTTCACGAGGACGCCCTGTCGCCCTTTGCTGAGTGGTCATCGACAGCTTCTCTTCCTAGCCTTTACGATCGTCCAGACGCCATCGCGGTCGATTTCGTAGCCGGGTATGGTGCAGCGGCGTCCAATGTGCCGGCCGCGATTATTCTCGGCGCCAAGATGCTGCTCGCGACGTGGTTTGAAAACCGCGAAGCTTCGATAGTCGGAACGAGCGCGCAAGAACTGCCATTCGCCGTTGAAGCGTTGATCTCACCGTTTCGTCGTGTCGGCTTCTGACCGCAAGGTCACATTCACCCGAGATTTCGATTGGTCGCCGCCTGAAATGCGCGGGCGCATGACCATCGCTTACAAGGCCGGCTTCTCCGGCATCGTACGAAAAGCCTGCGCTGAAGCAGCCATGAAGGCTGGCGCAGCCAAACCAACCAAAACGAAGGAGCCCACCAAATGAGTGTCACCGCTGAACTCCGCGTCAAATTCTCGGCCGTAAAGGTCGGGTCGAATGATATGGGCAATCCTGAACATCGCCCCGTGCTTGAGAAGCTGCTCCAGTTCGCGAGCGGCACCGGCGCTGACCAGGCAGATATCGTCTTTACGGACACCCGCACGATCGCCATCTCGACGAATGACGATATCGATCTGTCCGGCGCGCTCGCCGATGCCTTCGGCGCAGTCGTGGCGGCGGCCGAAGTGGTTGGCCTCATCATCATCAACAAGTCGACGACCCAGACGCTGACCATAGGTGTCGCCGGCACGAATCCGTGGGTGACGATCTGGGCGGCGTCCGGAGATGGCCTCAAGATCCCGCCGCGGGGCGTGTTCGTTCTCTTCGCGCCTGATGCGAGCGGCCTCGGCGCTGTTGTCGCTGGAGCTTCGGACGTCCTTCGCATCGCGAATGGCGCCGGCGCGACCTGCGACTACGACATCGCGCTGCTGGCCCGCACTGCCTAGATATGCGCGCCGGTGAATTGCGGGAGCGCTTCGAATTCCAGGAGCGCATCCCGGCCAGCGATGGCTACGGCAACGAGCAGGGGGCTTGGGCGGCTCGTTATGAGTGCGCCGCTCGGCGCCAGATGCTTCGCGGCGGCGAAAACGTCATGGCGTCTCGTCTCGAAGGCCGCTCGCCCGCGATCCTCACTATCCGCGCGAACAGCCAGGCAAGGCGAATCACGTCCGACTGGCGAGCGCGTGATATCAGGACCGAAGAAATCTGGAACGTACGCTCGATCTCTCCGTCTGAAAGGCGGGATTTTCTCGACCTGCTCGTCGAGAAGGGTGTCGCGACGAACTGATGGCCCGCGTCTACTTGAAAGGCCTGCCGCAGCTCAAGGCGAAGCTGGTCAGAATGCGGACGGAAACCATCGATCAGGTCCGCGCGGCCATGGAGAGGGCTGCCGGAGAGATCACAGGAATGATGCGCCGTCTAGTGCCGGTGCACGACGGAGACCTCCGGGACAGCATCGGCTGGACCTGGGGTGAGGCTCCGAAGGGGTCGGTTAAGGTCTCGCACAAGATCGGCACCCACACGATCACCATCTTCGCAGGCAACGAAACCGCGTTTTATGCGCGCTGGGTCGAGTTCGGCACCAGGGCTCACAACGTCGCCAAGGGCTCGAAGAAAAAGAGCTGGACCGGGACGCCGATCGCACACCCCGGCGCCGCGGCGCGCCCCTTCTTCTACGTTTCCTATAGAGCTCAAAAAAAGCAGGCGAAACTCATGATCCGTCGGGCCATCACCAGCGCAGTTCAAAAGGCTATCCGCTGATGTACCCGGCCGCAGAGTTGCAGAAGGGGATCAAGGACGCGCTCACAGCGATCGGCGTCAGGGCGTATGACCGCGTGCCGCCGAATGCGATCTTTCCTTATGCGGACATCCCCGAGGCGCAGATCCTCGACGACGGCAATACCTGCGATGACGATGCCTTTGAAGCGTTCGCGACCATTCATCTTTGGTCCCGCGATGTCGGGCAGGTCGAGGCCAAGAGGCTGACCGGTGAAATTCGAGAGGTCTTGAAAGTTCCGTTCCCCGTCGCGGGCTTCGAGATCACGAACGCGCAATTTCAGAGCGCAAACCACTTCACCGATGCGGACGGGCTCAGCGCGCATTCGGTTCTTACATTTCGCTACCTCATCCAGGCTGCATAGCTTCACAAAAGGAGACTGAACCATGGCCAATCCGGTCAAGACGCTTCCCGGCGAACAGCTGCTCGTCCAGATCGGCGACGGCGCGACCCCGGAGGTTTTCGCGCACCCTTGTTTCATCAATGCCGATCGAGGGCTTCAACTCTCGGCGGACACGACGGAAATCATCGTGCCGGACTGCGATGACTTGGCGCTGCCGGCTTTTAAAGAGATCCTGAAGGACGGCCTGTCGGCACAAGTAACGGGCGGCGGCGTTCTCAACACGCCTGATGTCGAGGCGTGGTTTAACTGGATGATCAGCGACACGGCGAAGAATGTCCGCATCAGATCGAACGTGTCTCAGGCCCTCGGCGGCGGGTACATCGCGGGAGCCTTCAAGCTGACATCGTTCAACCTCACGGGAACGCGCAAGAACAATACGACCGTCGAGGTCACGCTGATGTCGCACGGCCAGCTTGCCTGGACCGACGCATGATCAAGCACGGGGCGGTTTCATTTGACTGGGCGGATGGCCATTACACCTTCCGCCTGGCGATCGGCCATTGGCGCGAGCTCCGGGACAAGACAGGGGCCGGCCCATACGAACTCTACGAGCGCGTCGTCAGGCGGCGCTGGTTCGTTGATGACCTCCGCGAAGTCATTCGCCTGGGTCTCATCGGCGGCGGTACCGATCCTGTCGCTGCGCTCAAGCTCGTCCAGAACTATGTCGATGAGCGTCCGCTTCTTGAGGCGGTGCCGGCAGCCCTCGTCATCATGTCTGCCGCGCTCGTCGCCCCGGAGGGCGACCGGTCAAAAAAAGGAAAGCGGCGGCGCGGAAAGACGGCGAGCCGTTCCGCTTCGCCGACTTCTACCGAACTGCTGCAGTAATCGGCTTCACGCCGGGCGAAGTCGATGACATGTCGTTGTGGCAGTTTGGCTGCGCTGTGGCTGGCTATGTCGATGCACATGGCGGTTCAGACGGTCCCGCGCCCGCCGCTCCTCCATCTGACGAAGAATTCGAAGAAGCTTTGAGCAGGTTGCAATAATGGCCACTCAAGATCTTGAGAAACTGATTGTTCGCTTGGATGCAGACCTGCGCTCCTACGAGAAGGCGCTGGCGAAAGCACAGGGCGTTACCGTCACCAACATGCGCAAGATCGAGCGCGAGGTGCAGGCGTCGGCGACGCGGGTGGAAGGCTCGTTCGCCAAGATGGGCAATACCTTCAAGAACTTTGGGAAGGGGCTGCTTATCGGCGCGGGCATCACTGGTATCGGTGCGCTTGGCTCCTTTGTTCAACAGACCGTTTCTCAGGCAGCCAAGATCGGCGATCTAGCTGACAAGCTCGGGTTGAGCACCGATGCATTGCAGGAGCTGCAATACGGCGCCGTCCAGGCCGATATGTCTTTTCAGGACATGGAGAAGTCGCTCCTCCGCTTCAGCAAGACACTCGGCGAGGCGGCGAACGGTCAGGGCGAGTACCTGAAGACGCTGCGCGCCAACAATCAGCAACTGCAAGGCTCCTTCCTCGGAAACCTCAAACAGCTTGCCGATCTCGTAGCCAACGCGAAGAACGAACAGGAAGCATTGTTGATCGTCACTCAGGCGATGGGCAAGGGCTCCGATGGCATGTTAGAATTTTTGCGAGGTGGTTCTAGGGCGCTCGAGGATTATGCCAAAGCGGCACAGGATGCGCACGACGTAATAAAAGAACGGTCGGTACGCACAGCTCAGGCGATCGATGATCGGTGGGCGACCCTCATGAACTCCCTGTCTCAGATGACCAAGAGCTGGGTTCTTGATGTTGTTGGCGCCATTGATCAGGTTGGCGTCGAGTTCGGGAGGATCAAGGATTTCAAGCCGGGCACCGGGCAGGGCGCTGATATAGTGCCTGACGGGTTTGGGGGCTTTACGGTTGCAGGCTCATCAGGCGATGTGAGTAATCTTCCGCCCTCCCAGCGCAAAGGTCCCGTCGCCGGCTCCGGTCCGGAAGCGGGCAAACCGCCGGTCGGGACGAACCGCCCGGTGACCAAGGTCGCCAACCCGGAAGAGGAAGCCGAGAAGAAACGTCGGCAGGCTGAGGCCGACCGCCTCGCTGCGCAGGCCAAGCGAGAGCTCACCCGCGAGCGCGAGCGGGAAGCGGACGCCATTGCCCGCCAGTTCGAGGCCTTCACCGGCGATCTCACGCGCACCGATGAAGAAATCGCAGCGATGCGCCTCGAGGCCGAAACACTCGGGCTGTCGACAGCCGAGATCGAGCGCCAGCGCATGGCGCAGGAGCTTCTGAACGCGGCTAATCGCGCCGGCATCCCGATTACGGCCGATCTCAACACAATGATTCAGCAAAAATCCAAGGCCTATGGCGATGCCGCCCAAGCGCTGGAAGACATGCGGGTTCGGCAGGAGCGGATCGACGACATCAATTCATCGGTCCAGGACTCGATCACCAGCTTCATCACCGACATCGCTCATGGTGTCGAGCCGGTCGAGGCGCTGACCGACGCCCTGAGCAACCTCGCCGACCAACTCATTCAGATTGCCATGAACCAGGCGCTCACCGGCCTGTTCGACAGCAAGAACGGCGGCGGTATCGGTGGCGCGGTTGCGGCACTGGTGAGCCATAAAGGCGGCGTCGTCGGGGGTGGCGGCCAGCATCGACTTGTCAATCCGAGCGTGTTCTCGGGTGCGCGTCGCATGCATCGCGGTGGGCTCGCCGGCGACGAGGTTCCGACCATCCTCCAGAAGGGCGAGATCGTGTTGCCGAAGGGCTTCCGCGGCGGGTCCAGCGGCTTTGGCAAGGTAATCGTCAACAACTACGGCGGCCAGGTCGAACAGAAGGAGCAGCGCGGGCCCGGCGGCGAGCGGCAGCTTCAAATCTGGTTCAAGTCGATGTTCAACGAAAGCCTTTCAGGACCAGACGCCGGCCGCATTCTCGGGTCGGCCTATGGCATCCGACCGACTCTGAAGAGGCGCTGATATGCCGACCTGGCCGACAGATCTCCCATGCAGGGCCATCGCCAACACGCTTCAAACCAGCATTGAGCCCAACGTCTCGGAGTTTAAGCCCGATGTCGGTCGGCCTCAGCGCAGCCGGCGGTATACGCAGAGCCGGCGGCCTTACAGCTTCGAGATCTCGGTAACGTCTGAGCAAAAGGCGGTTCTCGAGGAGTTTTTCGAGATCGAGTGCGCTATGGGCGTGAGGAGCTTCACCATGCGCGACCTCGCCGATTTGAGCGCGACGCCCGCGACCAAGTCCTTCACATTTGCCGCGCCGCCCTCATGCTCCCAGATGGCGCCCAATCGCTTCCGAGCGATGATCTCGATCGTGCGTGAGAACTGATGGACCTCGCCACCATCCAACAATTCTTCGGCCTCGAGATCGACGAGGCTGTCCTGCTCCTGGTGACTATCACGCACCCCCAGATCGAGCCGGTGCGCGTGGTCAACAATGCGCCGGCGGAAGACGGCTCGGGCGACATCATCAGCCGCGGAGAGACCTACCTGGCGTTCCCCTTCATGCCGGAGCTGCCGAACAATACCGACGAACAGCCGAAGGCGCGGATCACCATCGCCAACGTCGACCGCCGGATCAGCGAGAGCCTGGCGAACCTCGATTCCTCGCCGCTCATCGCCTTCGAGGTCATCACCGCCTCGAACCCCGACAACGTGTTGCTCCGCTTCCCGCGCTTCGAGCTCGTCAACGTGACTTGGGACGCCATCCAGGTCCAGGGCGAGCTGACGCAAGCCCCCTTCGCCTCGGAGCCGTTCGGCTTCGTGCAGGTCATCCCGAGCCTGTTTCCGGCGCTTTATCGGTCATGACCTGGGCCACGAAGTATATCGGCCTCCCGTTCGCAGAGGGCGGCCGGGGACCGGATGCCTATGATTGCTGGGGCTTGGTGCGCCAGGTGCTGCTCACCGAGCGGGGCGTCGAGGTCGAGCCCTTCGCCGATATCGGCACCTATGACAGTCCAGCCGTGGCCGAGCGCGTCAAAGCGGAGATCGCCCGCACCGACTGGATTCCGGTCGACCAGGCCGCCGCCCAGGCTTTCGACGTGGCGATCATGTGGGTGACGCGCCGGCTGATGGGCCGCGACACCGCGCGGTCGCTTTCGCATATCGGCATCGTCGCGGCGCCGAACCGGCTGCTGCACATCGAGGCGGAAAAGAAGTCGATCTGCGAGCGCTTCTCGCGCGTGCAGCCGCTCGGCCGCATTCACAGTTTCTATCGTCATCGGAGCCTCTCTTGAACCAGATCGTCCACGCCCGGTTCAATCCCTTCGCGGAGCATGAACCGGCGATCAGCTTTCAGGTCGAGCAGGGGCGCACGATTGCCGAGATCGTCGCGGCGGCGCCCGGCGTGCCGGATCATTTCTGGCTCGCCGGCGAGGTCCGGATTAACGGCCGCCGTGTCGTGCGCGAGCAATGGAGCCGTATCCGCCCGAAGCCTTCTCAGCCGGAGCGACCTATCGTCATCACGCTGCATCCGGTTTTTCATGGCGGCGGCGGTGGTGGCTCGACGAAGAATATCGTCACCACGGTGGCGGCGATCGCGCTCATTGCCGGCGCCACGCTGGTGTCGGGCGGCTTGCTGGCCCCGGTTTTCGGTGCTGCGTTCCTTATAGGCGGCATCGGCGCCAGTCTGACGGCCGCCGGCCTGGGCATTGCCGCTACCCTCCTGATGTCGACCCTGACGCCGCCGGCGGCCTCGAAGCAGGACCAGGACAACCGCCAGCTCAGCAATGCCGGGATTTCGCAAAACCCGATCAAGCCGATGGCCGCCTTGCCGGTGGTGCTGGGCCGGGTCCGTTACTCGCCGCCGCTGATCGCCCCGCCCTACACGACCCTTGAGAATGGCGTCGTCTATGTCCACGCCGTCTACGGCCTGGCCGGGTATTACTCGATCGACACCGACGACATCATGCTCAACGCGGTGCCGATCGACGAGGTGACCGAAGCCGAATATCAGGTCCGCGATGGCGCTCCGAGCAATGTCCCGATCACCATCTGTGACAAGACCGTCATCGAAAAGCGCAACTCGAACGCCCTGCTGACGAACTTCGTCGTCGAGGCCAAAAGCTCGCGCAGCAACATTCTGGTCCACCAATCGAACCCCGACCAGGACTTGCCACAGTGGCAGCTGTTCAAATCCGCCGGCATCGCCGACGAAATCCGCATCCGCATGTTCTGGCCGGGCGGCCTGCAGGCGGGCGGCACCAGCCCGGCCACGGCCTTCGTTCCGATCCGTGTCGAGATCAGGCGGCGCGGGACATCGACCTGGCTGAAGATGCCGGTCACGCATTTCCGCTCGTTCCGGCTCAATGAGCAGATCCGCAAGGAGATTAGGATCAAGTTCCAGAAGCGGCAAGGCCCGGCGATAAATGATGACGCCGACCGCAATGCCTATGCGGTCTATTACAAGACTGGCTCCGGTCAAGCGTTCGAATACACTGCCGAGAGCTATTTTCAGAACACCTCGCCGGCTGACGAAATCCCGGTGATGACGGCGGCCACAACTTCCGGCGTCACCATGTCGGCGTCGAGCGCATTCGACGCCACGCTCTATGCGGCATGGAAAGCGGCCGACAGCAGCACATCTTCGCTATGGGAGCCTCTCCTCAACACTCTGCCTGGCGCATGGCTGCAGGTGCAGTTTGCCTCAGCAAAGACAATTCTCTCATATCGTTTGGTCAGCGGTAGCGATGCGGACAGTACTTTCCCCAGCTCGCCAAATACCTGGAAGGTGCTCGGTTCGAACAACGGCTCGACCTTCACCGAGATCGCCAGCATCGCGAATTTTACCGACTTTGCGTCCAATGCGACCCAGTGGTTCACGATCGATAGCCCGGGCTCCTATCTATATTATCGGCTGGAATTCACGACAAATAACGGTCAGCCGGATGAAGAAGTGTTTGTCCGGGATCTGATCCTCTCGACCACGACCGCACCCGGCAGCAATACCAGCGCCATCTTCGCGAATAATGTGAACATCCATGACGATGGCGTCGATTTCTTCCTCGATCCGGCCGTCTTCCCTAAAGACATCTATGAGGTCCGCGTCAAGCGCGGCTTCGCGGGCAATGCCGGCGACTTCAACAAGGACAATTACGCCTTCGAAAGCGGCTTCACGCAGGCCAATTTCTTCGAGTATGTCGACGCCGGCTCGTCGCCTGACCGCTACTACATGCAGAAGGCGCAATCTCTGATCACGTCGGAGACCTATCTCGAATCCTTCGCGACCGTCGCGAACGACTATCCTTTCCATGCCTCGATCCATCAGAAGGGTGTGGCGATGATCGCGGTGCGCGCGCCGAGCGTGAACCTCGAAAGCCTGTCGGCGATCTTCCACAGCATCGTGCCGATCTGGCAGGCCGGCGTCTGGTCGACCGATGCGGCGTCGTCGAACCCGGCGGCGCTGGCGCGGCATGTCCTGCTGTCGACCGACCAGAATGCCGAGGCGCTGCCCGGCGAGCTGCTCGACGAGGAGGCGTTCCAGGAATTCTACGATTTCTGCGTCGCCGAGGGGCACGAGTTCAACGGCGTCGTCGATGGCCTCAGTGTCATCGAGGTGTTTCGGCAGGTGCTCGCCGCCGGTTATGGCGGCCCGGACTGGCCGGGCTACTGGTCGGTGATCTGGGAATTCGACCGCAGCGCCGAGACGCCGGTCCAGCTCTTCACGCCGCTCGACACGCGCGGGCTCACGGTGACGAAGTCATTCCCGCGGCTTCCGCATGCCTTGCGGCCGATCTTCTTCGATGCCTCTGACGACTTCAATGTGAACGAGGCCTCGCTTGTCTATATGGACGGCTACGACGCCAGCAATGCCACGCGCATCGAGGAGATGAACTATCCGGGCTTCACCGATGCCGCGAAGGTGGCGGCCCGGGCGCTCTTCGATCTCCGCCAGATGTATCTGCGACCGACGAAATACTCGTTCGAGATCGGCCTGGCCGGGCTCGCCTGCCGCCGCGGCGACCTGGTCATGCTGGCCCACGATGTCATCAGCCGGTATGCCGCGTTCGGGCGCATTGCCTCGATCCAGCGCAGCGGCGGCAACATCACCGGCCTGACGCTCGAGGCCAAGGTCGACCTGAGCGTCGCTGTCGGCGAGATCGAAGAGACGATGGCGGCCGGCATCCAGTTCAATGACCGGACGACCGGAACGCACGCCGTCAACGAGAAAACCGTCACGGACACCATCACCTTCGTGTCGCCCTTCGCCGACCCGGGCGACATCCTGACCGAGGGCATGACCGTCGGCTTCGGCCCGGTCGGCTCCGAGACCCGGCGCATGCTGGTGCTCTGGTACGAATATGCCGACGAACTGACGCGGCGCATCACGCTCATCGACGAGGCCCCAGGCCTCCACGCCTGACCATCTGAAAAGAGGGACTGACATGATCCGATACCTTCGGGCGGCGGCTGCTGCCCTGTTGCTGCTCGTCCTGTGGACGGCCGGTGCGCACGCGACCGCCAATGGCGCCATCGGCTGCACGGGCGTGTCGACGAATTTCCAGAACGTCACCTGTCCGGACATCAACGAGGAACTGACGAACGCGAACAATCGCGGGATCATTCGGCTCTCGTCGATCAGCGGCACCAATACCATCACGGCCAATGCGGCGCCCTATGCGCTGACGTCATACCAGGACGGGCAGCACTTCACGTTCCGGCCGGCGATCCAGAACACGGGCGCTGTCACGCTCAACATCAACAGCCTCGGCGCCAAGGCCGTGGTGAAGCAGACCGGCGCCGCGCTGGCCTCCGCCGACCTGCTCACGACGACGATCTACACCATCCAGTATTATGCCTCCGACGACCACTTCAGGGTCATGGGCCCGGTCGGCGCGGTCGGCACCGATGACGACGTGCCGGAAGCTGGCGACTATACGAACCTCACCGGTGGCACCGGCATCGTCAATTCGCCGACCGGCACCATTGCCTTTGACTTCACCGATGCGGGCGCCAACCCGTCACTCGGCGCCGATGAATGTCGCTTCACCTCGAACGCCACGGTCGCCGGCTATATCGTCTGCGAAGGCGACACCGCGAACGGCATCGAGACCCGTATTGCGATCACAAATCCGACGTCGACCGATAAGACGTTCCTGCTTCCGGACGCCGACAGCTACCCCATCGTCGACAAGGACTATGGGGATATCACGGTCAGCGCGTCCGGCCAGACCTGGAATGTCGATGCCGGCGCGATTGCAGTGGCGACGGATATTTCCGGCCTCGGCACCGGCGTCGCGACGTGGCTGGCCACGCCCTCAAGCGCGAACCTCGCCGCGGCAATCACGGATGAAACCGGGTCAGGGGCCAACGTCTTCGCGACGTCGCCGACGCTGGTGACGCCGAATCTCGGCACGCCCTCGGCCGTCACCCTCACCAATGGCACCGGCCTGCCGATCTCGACCGGCGTCTCCGGGCTGGGCTCGAGCGTCGCGACCTTTCTCGGCACCGCCTCGAGCGCCAACCTTCGTTTGGCCATGTCGGACGAGCTCGGGACCGGCGTGCTGTTCTTTCTCGGCGCGCCTGCGGCCGATGACCAGGTCTTCGTCTCCTCGTCGACTTCGGCTGGCGCGTGGGGCTCGATCCCGGACAGCGATGGCGCCACCCAGAAGCTTCAGTACGACGTCACCACCAACACGTTTTCGGCGGGCACCGATGACGACATTCCCGATGCCGGCGACTTCACCAATCTGGCCCTGACCGGCGACGTCACCAGCTCCGGACTGGCGACGACCATTGCCGCGAACGCCGTTGCCCTGACGACCGATACGACCGGCAACTACATGGCCGACATCGCGGCGGGCACCGGCATAGCGGTCACGCACACGCCGGCCGAGGGCTCTACGGGGACTGTCGCCTTCAGCTATACCGACAAGGGCGCCAGCCCGTCCCTGAACGCTGACGAATGCGTCTTCTCGGGCGACGCCACCGCGAACGGCGAGATGGTTTGCGAAGGCGACACGGCGGACGCCTTTGAGACCCGGTTCGTCATTACCGACCCGACCGCCGACCGGGCGATGACGATCCCGAATGCCGACAGCAACCCGGTCCAGCCGCTGACCTGCTCGGGGTCGGACAAGGTGTCGGCGATCTCTGCGACCGGGGCGATTACCTGCACGGCCGATGCCGGCGCGGGTGGCGGCATCTCCAATGTCGTCGAGGATCTGACGCCGGAACTCGGCGGCCCGCTCGACACCAATGGCAAGGCGATCGAGTTCGGCACCGCCCAAACCGATACCTCCATGGTCCGCTCGAGCGCCGGCAATGTCTCGATCGAGGGCAACGTCGTCTATCGGGCAGGCGGGACGAATGTCGCGATCGCCGATGGTGGTTGCAATGCCGACGACGCGGCAACATGCTTCGGAAACATCAAGCAGGCGGCATCGGACACGGCGACCGGCGTTGTCGAGCTCGCCACCACTGCCGAAGCCGCGGCGCAGACCGATGCGACGCGAGCCGTCACCCCTGCGGGGCTGGCCTTCAAGCCGGAATCGTTCTGCTTCGCGATGTCGGACGAGTCCACCGACCTCACCTCCGGCACGAACCGGATTAAGTTCCGGATGCCTTATGCCTTCACCGTCACGGCGGTGCGGGCATCGCTCAGCACCGCGGCAACCGGAGCCAGCCTCCTGACGGTCGACCTCAATGAGGGCGGCTCAACGATCCTGTCGACGAAGCTGACCTTCGACGCTTCCGAAACCACAACGACGACCGCGGCGACCGCTCCGGTGATCTCCGACAGCTCGCTCGCCGACGACGCGGAGATCAGTGGCGACATCGATCAGATCGGCAACACGACCCCAGGCCGTGGGCTCAAGGTCTGCATCATCGGACATCAGTGACCATGCGCAAGCTTCTCTCAGCAGTCCTCGCCCTCTGTCTACTGGTCACCACGGCCGCCGCCAGCGGCCTGCTGATCGATCCGTACCGGTATGGCGGAGGCTCGCCACCTGCATCGCTGGCGATTGCTGCCACCAATTCTTATTTCGACGCGACCGGCAGCACCACCCATAACGTCAATCTCCCGAGTGGCATTGCCTCGGGCAACCTTCTGATGGTGTTTTGCGAGTTCAACGCAACATCCACAGTCACCGATCCGAGCGGATGGGCTGTTACGTTGTCCGCTGTCAACACCGATACTTGGAGGATTTACTCCAGAATTGCGAATGGCTCGGAGGGCAGCACCGTCGCGGTCACATTGAGCAACGCGCAGCGCGCCGCCTGCCTGTCGTATCGGATCACCGGTAATCGCAACGGTGTAACCTCGTCCGAGATTGAGGTGTCATCGGCCGTCAACGCGACAACCGCCACTCCGGACCCGCCCTCTCTATCGCCGGCATGGGGGAGCGCGGAGAATCTGTGGTTCGCGGTCGCATTTGTGTCAGATGGCAATTATGGTCCGGTCACGGCCTATCCGACCAATTATTCATTGAGCCAGCTCGATCAAGGCACGACAACCGGCGGTAATGGCGGCGGCGTCACCATCGGCGTCAGGCTCCTGACGGCATCGTCTGAAGACCCCGGCACGTTCACCACGACGACGAGCCGTATCCGCTCGACCTACACCCTCGCGGTGAGGCCGCAATGAAACTCCGCGGTCTCGACTGGGGTGACATCGGTCTGCATTGCGGCGTCGCGCTGATCTGGGGCGCCGGCTGCGGCTACGGCCTGCAGCTCGGCGTGGACTATCTCATTGGCGCGCCTGGGCTTGGCGACTGGTGGGTGGGCCTCGCCATGATCTTCTGCGCCGTCATGGCGCTGGGAGCCGGAATGCTCTTCTGGCTCACCCGCGAGCGGCTTCAGCACGAATACGAGTTCGGCGGTCGACAATCCACCTGGGAATGGCAGGCGCCGTGCCTGGTCTGCGCCGCGTCTTGTTGTGCGACGGCAATCTTTCTTCCGATGATCTGAGAGGGCGGTGATGCTTCAGTTGCCGGACTGGCTGGAGGTGATGCTGACGGCGTGCGCTGGCTCGGCGCTGGGCACGCTCGTGAAGGCGCTATTGCGGCCGGAGCCTCACCTGGGCCGGTGGTTCGCGCAGCTCTTCGCCTCATTCATCGTCGGCGGTCTGGTTGGGGCGATTGCGATCGAGCATTTCGGCCTCGCCTCATTCATGGGCTGCGGGGTCGGCGCCGCGTCGGCGCTCATCGCAGAGGAGATCGTCAGGGGCCTGCAAGCGCGAGGCCGGCGCATTCGAAATGGTGACTTCGACCTGATCGGGCGAGGAGACGATTCCGATGAGCGATGACCTGATCCTGAACATCGCATACTTCGCAGCTGCTTTGTGCGTCATGTACAAAATGGCCTGGATCGCTCGGATGACTGGACACATACCCGGCTGGCAAGTGCAGGGCCTGAGATGGTCTGGGGCGCTCTATGCGCTGATTGTCCTGGGCAAGGCTGCCTATAGGTTCACCGCTGCCGATCCTGCAACGCTCGTGGACGTCGGCCGCGAGCTCGCCGCCTGTCTGTTTCTTCTTTTCGCGATCGCCGTCCTGCGCATTCGCACCGGCCGCTGGTAGGCGGCATCTCAAAACATAGGGGATCATCATGATCACTCCAGCATTGAAGGCCTTGCTCGATGTCATTCGCAGCAAGGAGGCGCCGAAGGGCTACGGCCAGATCTATGGCGGTGCCAAGGGTGTGCCGCTTTCGACCGACGTGTCGAAGATGAAGCTGAGGGATGTCCGCGCTCTGCAGGATACGATGCTTGCCAAGGGCTCGAAGTCGTCGGCCGTTGGCGGGTATCAGTTCATCAAGAAAACCCTGATCGCCACCATGAAGGCGATGAAGCTGACCGGCGATGAATATTGGACGCCTGGCTTGCAGGATCAGATGGCGGTCCACCTGATGAACGGGCGCGGGCTCCAGAGCTATCTCGCCGGCAAGATCACAGCGGTCGAGTTCGCCAACAATCTCGCCAAGGAATGGGCGTCGTTGCCGGTCGTCAGCCGTATCAAGGGGGCAACCCGCATGGTCAGCCCTGGCGAGACCTACTATGCCGGCGACGGGCTCAACAAGGCGCACCACGATCCGAAGGTGATCCTCAGGCTGGTCGAGGCGCTCCAGGACGCCCATTGGGTTCAGCAGGAATATGACCAGGCCATTCCGGCCTCGCCGCCCCCTGTCCAGCCGTCCGCCCCGCCACCGCCTGCCACGGAGCCCCGGACGGGCTTCTGGGCATGGCTCCGGGGGGCGTTCTCATGATCGGCTGGACCATCCTCATCCTGCTCGCTCTTGCCGCCGTATGCGGCTGCCTGGGCATGGGCGACCAAAACGATGGCCGGCAAATCTTCTGGGGCATCGGCGGACTGCTTGCCGGCGCCGCCGTCGCGATCCTCATCGGCGCCAACATCTGGAGCCTGATGTAATCCCTCGCGCGCAGGGGTCGCGCGCATCTCCACATAAAGGAAAACGCATATGAAGTTCCTCAACCTCAATGCTTTGCAGACCTATCTGACGGCGATCCTCGCCGCCATGCCGGTGCTGCTCGTCAATCTCGGCTGCACGCTCGATGCCGTCACCGGCAAGCTCGACTGCTCGCAGGCAATCATCGCGCCGACCACGCTCGGCTACGTCGCGCTCGCCATCGGCTTCCTGAAGACGGTCGTCATCCCAGCGCTTCAGCCTGGCGGCTGGTTCCGCAACCTCTTCGAGGTAAAGGCGCCGGTCAGCACTTCGGGCGCGACGGGCACGGTGTCGCCATCTGACGTGAAGAAATGACGACCTGGCCCTATGTCCTGGTCGCCGCCGGCGTCGTCATTGCGGCGATCTGGATGGCGATCAGGGCGGCGACCCGGTCAGCTCGAGAGGCAGGCGCGGCCGCGGAGCGTGCCGACGCAACCGATCTCGCGCGTGAGGCCGAGCAGGAGATGACCGATATCATTCTCCGGCCGACCTCGCCCGAAGAGACCAAGCGCAAACTCGATGAGGGGACATTCTGATGCGCAACTGGCTGATCCTGGCAGTGTTGCCGATCGTCATGGCCGGCACCTGCGACCCGAAGGCGGCGATCACCTGTCCGCCGCTCAAGCAATACTCGAAAGAGTTCCAGGCTGCCGCGGCGCGTGAGTACGAAGCCGTCGAGGCATCGGCGCCGCATCTCGTCCAGATGGTCGACGACTATGGCGTGTCGCGCGCGGCGATCCGGGCCTGTCTGAAGCGACGCAAATAGCTCCCGTCTCAGCAGCGGGAGCAGGGTTGAGCCTTGCCCCCAGCCTCAGCCCGAGGGCCTCGCCGGCGAAAGCTGGCGGGGCCTTTCATTGTCCATGTTAATTTTCTCGGTCTCATTTGAGGCGGCAAAAACCTGGGCATCCCCCATCCTGCCACCCCAGGAGGGGGAGGGCAATTAGGTGGGCTTCAGCTCAGCCCAATAGCTCGGATGCTCAAGCTTAAGTTTTGAGAGTTCCGCGACGGTCATCTCCTTGGTGCCCGCGGTTTGATAATCGTTGCAGTAGAAAAGGCCTTGCCAGCACGAAGCCTGGAGGCAGGCGCTGCAAACTGTGACCGTTCTCTCGTCCATCCTCATCTCCTATGCATCATGGGCGGGGGTCTGATAGCTCATCCTTGTGACTGAGCGTGCTTTCGCAAATCCAGTTGAGATGGGCGCGACGGATTTCCTTGCCCATGCGTGGCCACGCCCTTTGCAGCGCTGGGTCGGACTGGCTTCGCAGCCCTTCGACAGCGGCCCGCGCGGCCCTCCAGCATCGGCAATTAGGATCGTGACGAGGCGAGCAAAAGCCATCAGTCAAGACACACGAGCAAATGCTGTTCGCGATGCGCTCAAGCGGGTAGTTGTTATGTCCGGTCGGCATCACTCTTTCCTTTCACATGGGGTGGGGGATCGGGAAGGGGCATCCAGTGGGTGGGAAATCCGCTTAGCCAAGTCTGGCCATCCCTGCGATAAATAAACCACCATGGAATTACCCATCGACCATCCTCAAAACATCCCTGGCAATCGTAGAAGCTTCCGGCAAACTCGTTATGAAGCGTAACGGCTGTCCCATCTTTCGGCGCCGTCTCTATCAGCTTCCACTCGCTCATGTGCTGGCCTTTGGGAGGGCGGCGCGGGCGCGCTTCTTGAGAGCGACAAGGGCCTTAGCTCGCGTGGATTTCCTGTCGTAGGCTTCGCTGTCGAATTGAAGGAAGGCCTCCAACAGTTCCTCAGCTTTTGCGCATCGAGAGTCGGACACCTTCAGAAAGTCACGCGAAATCTTGTCATCTTCCTGCGCAATAATAAGCTCGCGAGTCAGCCTATTGATTTCTGATTGCTGGGAGAGGAGGGCGGTGGCGGCTTCATGCGGGGCCTTGTGCCAATCCGCCGATAGATCAGCATCATGTATAGCAGCATTGCGGTGCGCTTCCTGCTCCGCAATCTCTCTTATCTGCTCATCGGTCATGGGGAGGACTCCAGGGCGCGAAGAAGGGCGGCGAGCAGCGAACGTGCGGGCGTCGGAGCGCGACCGTAGTGGATTGGTCCCGCCGCCTTCGGGCTGATCAATTCCGCGCCGTCGTGATAGACGATCCACGGCCACCCCGGCAGCATCCTTTCCACCAGGGAGAGGGCAGCGTCGAGCGAGGAGGTCAAGCGCCAGTGCGTGTATTCGTTCGACTTGCCGGGAATGACTTTGCCCTCCTCGTCGGTGTCGGCTCGCATGACGACGGCCTTGGGCAAGAGTGTCTTGATGATGTCGAGGTCAAGCGCTTCATCCGCCCCCTGTCCTGATTCTATGCGGGTGAGGAGAGAGGTCAT